ATATCGCTGTTTCAAAACTTCTTTATCTACAATTGGTTTCAATATTCTATCTTTGAATGCTCGCGATCCAAATGATGTATTGCATCTATTCAAAATATTGATAAGTGGTTTGTCGTGTTTGTGAATTCCCAAAACATTCAATTGAATAGCACTGTTATATTCTATATTTAAAAAAGATGTATCGTTTAAAATTTCAGGAACATTTATTTTTTTAATTATATCAGCATTATGTTCATATGCAAATTGTAACAAACAACATAATGCAATTCTACCAAACATATATTTTTCAATATTTAGATATTCAATTATTGTCATCATGTATTTATTTGTAAATACTTTTTCCAACAATGAAATTTGATAAGATATCTTAGACATTGATAAGATGTGTTCAAATGTTTCCCATTTAAAATGGGTCATAATACATGATAAATTCAATGATTTAATAAGATAATTTTTTTTATCATGTCCATAATCTTTATCTGATAAAATTATTAATTCACATGGATTATAGGCTGTCAGTAATCTATATACTTCGTCATTTGTAAATTCTGGATCTGTTTTTGTAGAACCAACCTCGTATACAAATGAATTACCAGTTGATAAATCAACGCCTGATATTCCTACAACTGGCAATTCATTGATATATTCATAATACAATACCATCATATAATTACTGTTTTTTGATTCAACATCAATATTCATACCTGGGCTAAGAATTTCAGTAACTTTACGTTCAGGATTTGGCGGAGGAGTTACTTGCTCGATTAAAACAATCGTATAATTGTTTTCTAACAAAATATTTGTAAATTTTCTAATTGTATATAATGGAAATCCTGCCATTAATGGATTAGAAATCGACACTTCTTTAATTGATTTATTTTTCTTAGAAACTAAAATTTTACACAAATCAGCAATTTGATAAATTTCTTCTGTCATATCATCCTTTATAGAATACATTTCATAAAAGCTACCCACTTGCATTAAGACTATGCATTTATCCCCATACTTTATTTTATATGTATTCGAATATTCGATGTAATCATCTATTAGCATTATGCTATGATTATATTATATAATCAATATATTTATATAGTTTATATTCCTAAAATAAAAAAGTACATATCACATCATTTTCACAAAAAAGTTTTTAATTTCAGAATAAAATAAAATTTTCACAGATATGTACTTTTTTATTTCAAGAGTTTATATTTTTCATTAAACAAGAAAATTAATTGATAAGATCATCTATACCATCATCTTTTTCCATAATTTAAAAAAATGAAAATGTTACCCATGTATAGACCATACTATGAAATTCCCATTTTTTATAAAAAAAAAATCTGTTTCGAAACCTATTGATGACAATGATAATCCTGAACTAATAAATTTCTCATCTGGTTATCTTTTTAAAGGCAATCTTTTTATGTCTCGAAAACAATATTTAGAAAAAGTTGCAAATATTGTACGCGATACTAATTCCATTTTCCGCGATGGAACAAAAATAAAACATGAAGAAAGTTTCAAAAAAAGAAGAGTGTCACTTAGATCAAACATCGAAAGCGATGTTATACCAGTTATTGTTTAGAATTTTTGACTAAATCCTTTATCAAACCTATTATTTCATTGTATTTCTCATTATCAGTTTTGTTATAAATTATGACGAGTTTATTTTTGATTCGCTCATACATATCTTCATCCATCATCTGTTCTGTTATTTTTATTTCATTTTGATCACAATATAATAAAAGAACTTGACTGTTATCTTTTATGAGCTTAGATGATAAAATGCTGATATCCTTTTCTTTCCACATATCATTTTCTAATACCTTGCATTTATTCTCTTTAGTATAAAGTATATTATTATTTTCTGGAAAGTTTTTATTGAAATGCTTCTTCTCAATGAACATAGGAATTGTATTTATACCAGATAATAACATATTTACGATTTCCTCATGTGAAATATGATCTATTCTTTCATTTCCAAAGTTATTTATTATAAAGTTGTTGTTTTGAATATTATTGTTTATAGTTTGGCTATTATTTATAACAGTTTGAGTTTTTGGTTCCCTTGCAAGAATAATACTCATTGCTTTACAACTATTCCTCTTAATATGTCTTGCTTTATTATGTCTATTTGTAAAAGAAGTCATACATTTTGGACAAGTTAACTCATCAATACCTTTACATTTTATTTCATGTATATTTAGATATTTTTTTGTCTTATAAATTTTATTACATTTTTTACAAACAAAAACAGGGATAACATTTTCTTCATTTGGGATAACATTTTCTTCATTTGGGATAACATTTTCTTCATTTGGGATAACATTTTCTTCATTTTTGTTAACATTTTCGATAGACTGTTTTTTGACAAAATGCTTAGCATATATGTGACGTTCCATATTACATTTTATATCAGTTACGTAAGAACAAAAATCACAGCGATTTATCACCATTATCTTTTTTTATCACTTACTTATAAGAATGATTTCTTTTTAAGTGAAAAAATTTATCACTTCCAGACCACGATTTATCACTTTTACCCCCCTCTCTCCCCCCCCCCTAAAATTTTTTTATAAAAAATAACAAAAGTTTTTGATTTTCTTTAAGTATAATATTTATATGGAGGAAATTGACTAATTGTGTTATTACACTAACCGAAAAGAAAAATGAGACAAAACTTACTTTTTTTTATACATTCTAAAACTATGTTTCAGATAATTTGTTAGATGTTCTTTTGTTATGTTGTATTTAATAATGTCTTTTATTACTGATTGTATGTCATCGTAAGTATTTGGACTTTGCTTTTTGATATAATGTTTTAACTGACTGAAGAACTCTTCTATAGCATTTGTTTCTGGATGATATGGAACACTATAAAGCAAATGATTGCCACTTTCTTCTATTGTTTGTCTTATTATTTTAGATTTATGTATAACAGCATTATCCATTATAATTGGATGGTCTTTATAATTGTCTTTAATTACATCATTCAATTACAGAGCATTTATTGATAGTAAAATCAGCATAAATCAAGAACTTTATAAATGGTATCAATACCAAAAGTTCAGACAATACAAATGGTATGCTTTTATCAATAAGAAAAGAACAGAAGATAATATGTTAAATAAGATTGAAAAGACTTATTCCAAAGATAATATTATTATAATTGGTGATTGGTGTATTGAGAAGCAAATGAAAAACTTTATTTCAACACCAAATATAGGACTAAAAAGAAAACTAAAAGAAAGATTTATCGTCTATAATATAGATGAATATAGAACATCTAGTCTCAATTATAAGACCGAAGAACCTTCTAATAATATTTACTTACCAGACAAGAAGAATAAATCAAGAAAGATACATTCTATCCTAACATATAAAATGGAAAACAACAGGTTGGGATGTATCAATCGTGATAAGAATGGTTGTAAAAATATTCAGAAGATATTTGAATACTATTTGAAAAACAATGAAAGACCTGAAAAATATAGAAGAGGTCAAACAATACAAAAACTACAAACCGCTTCACAGCTGTCAAATTGTAGTTAGCAACTTAAATGTTGTCATTTACATTGGTTGATAGGAAAATAGATTAGACTATTTAATATAGTTTTGTCTCATTTTTCTTTTCGGTTGGTGTAATAATTGGAATGTGAATAGAATAAGAACGTCTTAGAATAGGTTTATATATTTTATTCATATTGATTATATGATATAGTTTAGAAGCGTCAATGACAAAAAGGGTTACAAAAATGCATAAAGGTATTGTGGTACGCATTATATAACTAACTGAGCAAAAATGTTATATAGAATAAGTATGATAAATACGCATAATTTTCTCTAGTATCAATAATATGAATGTTAAAGTATTTATATTTAGAAGAGATCTTAGGATAGAAGATAATTTAGCATTAAATACTTTATTAAAATCCAACAACGATAATGAAAAAATATATCCATTATTCATATTTAATCCAAAACAAATATATAGTCAAAACAATCGATATTTTAGTAACAACTCTGTTCAATTCATGATAGAAAGTTTAGAATCATTAGAAAAACAAATCCATATAAATTATTTTGAAGGGGATGATTTGCACATTCTAGAAGAATTGTTAACTAAATATAATATTACTGCTATTGCATTTAATAAAGATTACACACCGTTTGCTATCAAGAGAGATAAAAGAATAATAAATTGGTCAAAAAAGAAAAATATAGAAGTCATAATTGAAGAAGACTACACTCTTTTACGAATGGGCACTATTTTAAATAAAGATAAAGAACCATATAAGGTGTTTACTCCTTTCTATAAAGAATGTCTCAAGCATAAAATATTAAAACCTAACAGAACCCATTACAATATAGATACTATAAATGATATTATTTCATTTGATAAGAAAAGATATTATGAGTACAATAAGCATATAGCAGTTAATGGTGGTCGCGAAATGGCATTGAAAAGAATGCATATAAATATGAAACAATACTCACAATTGAGGAATTATCCTAGTTTAGATCAAACAACAAAGTTGAGTGCTTATATAAAATTTGGCTGTGTTAGTATAAGAGAGGTTTTTTATAATTATCATGAAAACAATGATCTGCAAAGAGAACTATTCTGGAGAGAATTCTATGCAAACGTACTATATCATTTTCCTCACGTATTAGGTAATTCTTTTAAACAAAAATACGATGATATAAAATGGGAAAATAATAAAAAATGGTTTCGCCAATGGTGTGACGGTAAAACAGGATATGCAATAGTTGATGCAGGTATGCGGCAATTAAATGAAACAGGTTGGATGCATAATAGAGTTCGTATGATTACTGCTATGTTTTTGACGAAGGATTTATTAATTGATTGGAGATGGGGAGAAAAATATTTTGCAACAAAATTGGTAGATTATGATCCCGCCAGTAATAATGGCGGATGGCAATGGTGTGCAAGTACTGGAACGGATGCTCAGCCATATTTTAGAATATTTAATCCAGAATTGCAATTAAAAAGATTTGATAAAGATTTAGAATATGTTAAAAAATGGAATCCAGAATGGGAGAATGTTGAAAAAATAATAGATCATAAAGAACGTTCCAAAATTGCAATCAATGCTTTTAAGCAATTGATATAATCACTCAATATCAAAATGAAAAAATGATTTGTTATAATCTATATTATAATAATATACGTATACACTAAAATATGTCCAATATTAAGTGTGATATATGTGGTAAAGAGTTCAATAGTAAAAGCCATTATACACAACATAAAAAAAAGAAACGCCCGTGTATTCCTAAAACAAATATCGCTGATAATTTGCTAGACGCGTCTTCAGTGATACCAATAACAATTGACTCTTCAAATTTTGAAGAATTAAAACAACACTATGATAGGACATTAAATGTTGACAAAAGCACATACAAATCAAGCAATGATGAACCGACACCAATTGATTGTATCAGTGAAATGATAAGTAAACTCCCAGATGAATTATGGAGTAAATCAAGTTTATCAATATTAGATCCATGCTGTGGAAATGGAAATTTCTATATTCCAATTTTATTCAAATTATTAAATCATCATAGTAAACAGAAAATTTTGGAAGAAATATTAGAATTTAATGACATCAACGATAGTAGATTGGAAAATGTAAGAAAAATATTTTGTGAAGGAAAATATAAATTACAAATAACAAACAATGATTATATCACATATCAAAATGATAAAAAATATGATCTTATTGTTGCGAATCCACCATATGCAAAATTGTTAGAAAATGGCAAAAGAGCCTCTAAAAATCATAATTTGATAAAAGATTTCATAAAAAAAGCATTATCACAATTAAAACCCAATGGGTATTTGTTATTCATAACTCCCGACAATTGGATGTCGTATGCCGATAGGAATATACTAATAGAAACAATTACTTCATTACAAATCATTCATTTAGATATACATAGTGCAAAGAAGTACTTTAAAAAAATTGGTTCCAGTTTCACATGGTATATAATTCAAAATTGTCCATCCTATAAAAATATGAATGTATCTGGAGTATGGAAGAAAAAAGAGTATTTAGGATCTGTCATATCACAACAACGTAAATATATTCCATTGCTGTATAACCAGACTGTTCAAAGTATTTTATCGAAAACTGTAGATAATATATCTCTTAAAAAGTTTGAAGTTAAAACTAGTAGTGACTTACATAGATATACCAAATCAAAATTTATTAATGATGAGCCATCTGGCGAATTTAAATATAAATTAATTCATACACCAAGTCAAAGCGTTTATTCATCGCGACCACATAAATTTCAAGAAGGGTTTAAAGTATTTATATCAACTACTGATAAATACAGTGTTTTTATCGACAATTGTGGAATGACTCAATCAATTGTTTTCATAATGTGTTCAAATGAAGAACAAGCAAAAAAATATCAAACAATATTACAACACCCTTTATATGTCTTTATCAATAATATTTGTAGATGGGGAAATTTCAACAACATACGAATACTGCAGAGTTTTCCTATTCCTAGAATAGAATATTCTGGAAGTCATAAGGAAATATATGATTATTTCGATATAACCAAAGAAGAAATAGAATATATTTGTGATAACATGTAAAATCTATTCTTTGTAATCAGGATCGCAGTTATCGCTTAAAATAGGATATTCGTTATACTTTTTTCTGTAATCTTCTAAAAATGTGCTTTCGTATGCATGAAATGTTTGAGCAATTATTTTTGTTTCTTTATCAAAAATGTTAATGATAATTTCTGTTTTTGGTAGTTCATAACCATACATTTGAATATTACAACCGAGTTTTAGATAAAACTCAAATGTGTTGTAAATAAATCCATTCGTTTTAGAGCAATCGCCTGATTTGCCTCTTTCTTCTACATGGTGGCCGCAAAGATAAGAAGAAACCCTTCCCTTAAGACCAGTTCGTGTGCCTCCTATTTTTACGATCATACCATTTATTACAAACACATACAACCATTCCTTCTTTTTGTTGTATTCTTCGCCTGAAATTTTTGGAATGAATTTTATCAAAGTGTTCCTCTTTTTGTTTCCTTTGTTTTTTCCAGAATCATACAATTCATCGTCCAAAACGATATCTGCGATGTGACAAAAATATTCTTTCCTGTTATAATCATCAAATTTGATTGTATTTTGGGATGGAATTAGTTTGATCCATTTTTTAAGAGGAGATTTGTTATATAGCTCAGCCACCACCGTGTGTTCTAGACCAGATACATCGTTGACATGACAAACGTTGCCTTCATCACCAATGTGCTCCATAGAGTATAATGTTGTGTTGGTCTTATTTCAGTTTTCAGTACACTTTATGAAAGTTGGAAAAATTTGGTACACAGATTTCTCCAATGTCCTCCCAATGTCCTCCCAATGTCCTCCCAATGTTCTTCCAATGTCCTCCAATGTCCTCCCAATGTCCTCCCAATGTCCTCCCAATGTTCTTCCAATGTAGTGTGTATATCTATGGCATCTCTTGAACATTGTTGATGTACTTGATCCAATTCGTAATAGGATACTTGGAAAATTTTCCCAAATTTAGATAAAACTTCAATGCAATAGCTCTTTCGAACCTTTTTAAATGCAGCTTATTTTTACCATAGAGTTGTTCGTAAGTTTTCATACTCAGTTTATGATTGATAATTATCATATTGTTCAAAATATCCTCATGAGTCATATTTTGGAATAGCATAACATTTTCATTTAACACAGCATTTAATTCTTTTTTATGTATATATGGAGCGTGTGAAGTACTATTTGCGTCATTTGTTTTGATGCCACACTTTAATGTTTTATTTTTGCAAATATTTTGTATTAAATCAATTACAAACATATTAGGTAGTTCGTCTTCCTCGAATTGTCGATTATTATTGATTTTCTTGAATAGATTTAACGCAATACTACTATTTGTCGTTTCAGAGTTTTCCAAAATATATAACCACACCCATACTTTTTTGTCGCATATCATCTCAGCGTCATGATATTGTATGAAATATTCTATTGCCTTTTTTCGGTGTTGCCCATCTAAAATAAGTATTTTTTTTATACTATTACATATACTTGTATCATATATTGCGTGTAATGTCCAAGGGATATCATAATTTTCACAAAGAGTGTTGTATAGTTCTATTGTTTTTTCATCGATTATTTTACGATTATAACTCCACGAATCAGAGTAATTGAGTAATTCTCGAAAAGTCAATTCTACCATTATGGTTTTTTTATTGTGATATGTTATACATTTATCAAAAATATTAAAATTGTCAATCTCTTCATCTGCACTTAGGTAT